ACGTGTCCACTGCATTTCCTCGTTTTAGAAATTGCCCGCCAGGGCGTTTCGGCGCGCGTCCCTCTTCCCCAAGTGAACCACGCGCCTACTTCCCCCGCCCCGACGGGCAAATAATTGAGTTAAACTAACAACCTGCCAATATATTCGGCGCATTGTGGCACGACTGCGTTTCCGAGGGCTTTTAGTCTGTCCACCCTAAAGGGAACCCCATGAGCCACTCGACCCACGTCGGGTTCAACTTGCCACTGATCAAATTCGTTTCTCTTTGCCCTACTGCTGTCTCCAAGTTCAGGAAACGGTTGTTCTTGTGGCTTGATTCGGGCGTTATCTTCGCTGCCATTGCGCTGTTTGCTCTTGGTGTCGGCCACAATAAAGACCCGTTTCCTGAGATGGGGTGCGCCAACATCTTTTGCCGATAACATATACCATCGCGCATCATACCCGCTTGCGGCCAAGTCTCCGAGTACGCGGCCCATCCCGTTACTACGCAAGCCTGGGACGTTTTCCACGACGACATATCTTGGTCGTAACTCGCAAATGATTCTGTTGTATTCTGCCCACAATCCTGATCGTGTGCCGTCTTTAATCCCGGCACGGTTTCCTGCAACGCTGACATCTTGGCATGGGAACCCGCCGCAAATAATGTCAACTGTGGATAAATTATGTTTTCCGACATCGTGTATATCTCCATATCGTTTTACGTTAGGCCAATGTTTCGCTAATTTACTACGGCACCATTCGTCTTTCTCCACTTGCCACAGACAGGTATGCCCTGCTCGCTCAAAGCCCAAGTCAAACCCACCGATACCCGCAAACAATGAGCCAAACGTCATACTAATAAACCCCGGCCTATTTTCGCTTGCTCGTTTCGTGCCAACATGTCGCGGTATGCTTTGGGCAATCCCGCGTTTTCCTCTGCGACGGGCTGCCAAACTATCGCCCGCTTGCCTGATGCCTCGTTTAAACGTCGGGCCTCGCCATCTTCAATCAATCCCATCTTGCGTAACTCGCTGAACCTGGGCTGCACCGTTGCCACTGGCAATTGCAGCCGGGCGGCGCATTCATGCACTGTAATGGGTTTGGCCTTTATGGCCTCCAATACGTCGGCGCGGATCGTTTGCAGCCGTCGCTTCATGTCTTGGGCGGCTTGCTTGCTCGTATCGTCCATCGTTGCAGCGGGTTCCTGTGGGTAATTGGCGTTGGGGTCATCAAATAGGATGCTCGATTGTCTCATAATTTCGGCCCTTCCCTTCTTCTCGTTTGGGTTGTTATTTCCAATGCTGCGGTTTGGGTATCGCATTCCAAAGGATCGACGCCAAAACCACCGTTGTTATCTTCCCTGCCAGTGTGGGAACGTGCCACCATACGAACGCCCCCGCGCTATATAATTGCACCCACTTGATTATATGCCAGAAATCCACTGTAAACCGCCAACGGCCCCGTTGAATGCGGAAACCCGAGTTGGGCCACTTATACGCCGGGCTGTTGAACTTATCGCGCATGGCGTCGCTTGTTGCCAGTATCAGGCAGATCCAAAAGGCGGGGCTTGTTAGAAAGTCCATGATGCGTCTACCCTTGCTCGTTGGGGTTGGTGTGGGCATATTTGCGATGTAGTCGGGCGTTATCGGCATACGCTGCCAATATTTGGGCCTCTGCTTCTAACTCGTCAATGCGGTTGTCAAAAATGTCACCTATCGCATCCTGCAAAAAACCCTCAATCGTTTTATTGTCTGTCTTTGCGAAAATCTCGATGCGGCGTTTTTGCCACAACGGTAATCGGAAATTTAATTGTGTGAGTGCCATTAAATCTTCGCCTCTCATGGTATATTATCCTTCTGTCCTGGGTTTGGGTGTTTGGTTTATATACCGGGAATTACGCGAACACGGCCCGTCTTATCTGCTCATGGTGCGCCTTCTCTGGATTGGTGTTGACAATAGGCGTTTCCCCTCTCGCTTGGCGATGTTTACATTTGGGACATTCAAAATGGGCGACGCCCACCCATCGGGTGGCGCAATTGGCCGCCGTTTTATAGTTTTTCAAATTTGTTTTATTCAGCAGCCCGGCGGTTTTGCATTCGGGGCATTTGTTGGAAATCGGTTTGGGTGTTTTATTGTTTTTCAGGATGCCCAGGATATAGGGCCAAGAATTGCGGGCGGCTTGGATGTCGTCAATGGCTTCCTCGACAATCTGCACGACGCGGGCCGGGCCAATCTCAGCAACCAACAAAGACAGTTGGTGCAAATGGCGCGTTTGGGGGATTCCCGTTGTGCCGATGCGCCCGTTGATGGCTGAAACCGTTTCGTATGCCTCTGTTGATATTTGTGCGGGTTTGTGACCGGGAACGGGGATGGGGTGTTGTGGGTTTGGTTCTGGCGTTGCGAGGGTTTGGTTTTGGGTTTGAGTTAGATCAACAAAGCCGTCACCCCCTGCAACGTCGGTTTCGGGGTGTCCTTCTGTACGGGATCTGCTATGGGGTTGTTGGTTTATATTTCTTTCTTTTGATTCTCTTAAAACATGTACTTCTTTGGGTGACATAGGTAACACCCCCCCCCCACTGAGCCATACGTGCTTTATGAATGAAAATATGTTGGTTGAACTTGCCCCATTATCGCGGGTCTGTTGTTTTCTCTGTATAAGGCCCAGGGTTTCGAGGTCGTTTATAATTCGGCATACATGGCGACGCGTTACGCCCACCTCTGCCGCCAGTGTATCTAATGCCGGGTATGCGATGCCGTCACGCCCTGCATATTGACACAACCGCCCATAAACAAGTTTTGCCGACGGCGCAACCTCTGGGCGACGCATCAACCAATTAGGAACGAATGACCCTTGCCACATCATGAACGGGTTTATTGTTTCTTGTTCTGACATGTTGATTAATCCCCATACTTGTAGTATTATTGTTATACGGGTTTACATTTCCCCGTATGCGTTAGCGGCTTGGGCATCCGTCGCCAAACGTTCAGCCCAAGTCGCTTTCTTTATGCTACCTCTACGCGGCAATCTTTGTTTAACCATGCGTCAAGGTCGTCCTGCTTAAACCTTACGGCCTTGCCAAGTTTGTAATGAGGAACGCGGCCTTGATGAATCCAAATGCGCAACGTGCCTGGCGTTGTCCCGAGGTATTCGGCGGCCTGTTTGTAGTTGATTAATTTGTCCATTTATCACCCCATAGTGTTAGTTTACGTTAACAATATAAGCCTAAATGCTGATTAAATCAAGCGGTCATTTTATGAATTTTTCGGAAATAGTAAAAAACAACTTAAAGAGAACGGGTAAAACCCAAGTTTGGTTATCTGAAAAATTGGGGATAACACCACAAACAGTAAATCGGATATTAAAGAACCCCACACTTGACACTATACGCCGCATCGATGCCGTGTTGCCATTAACCGAGGCCGCCGGGCTGTTGCACTCTGGCGAACGCCTGGGGGCATACGTTGGCAGCGATGGCACACCCCCCGAGATATTAGACCAACTGGAAAGTCTCACGCTTGCTTACGCTGACGTTTTAGAAGATCCAGACGCCCGCGCCGATTTCGCCGGGCTTGTTCAAGCGATTGCCGAATTATCGCCAGGGCGTCGCCGGGCGTTGCTCCTGTTTTTACAAGCCGACGATAAGCCCACAAAATAACCGGGTCAATGTCTAAGGGTTTGCTTATGTTTTTGGATCGTATTATATTAGCCATGCAACTCCTTTCTAATCGTTGGGCGTTGTTGTAAAACGGTCTCTTGGTGTTATCGCACCAAGAGGCTTTTTGGTGACCATAAAATACTGCACATGCGTTCACTGTGTCAAGGTGTAAAAATTCAAGTTTAGCTCAATAAAATAAATAGGGGCAAAGGATGGTAAATTTAGTACAGAAGAAGTTACAGATAGGTGTTGTCGCATATCGCCAATAAGTTTCACAAAGAAAACGAGGAATAAAAAAACGCCCTGACAAATGAATGCCAGGGCGTACCCCAAAACGAGCGGTATAGTGAGAGGCCATACCGCCCATATTATCCACATTTTAACGCGGGGCGGCAATGCAAAAAAAAAAGACCGCTATCGACGGCTTGCGATAGGGGTCATGGTTCGTCCAAATGTATGTAAAATAGGGGGATATTGCCAAAGATCACCCCAAGATAGTGCGCTACCGAGCTGCGCTACGCTCCGACCTCAAACCTCTGAAACTCTTGCCTTGCAACGTGTTACGGGGTTTCTGCATTGTGTGGCCTCTTGTTTTAAAGCACTATCGACGGTTTTTTAATTCGTTGGAAGTTCTAATATACAAATCGAGGGGAAACCATGCAAACACAAATCACCTTTGCCGCAGCCTATGACCTGCACATCCAAGATAAACAGATGCACAACCTCAGCCCCGAAACAATACAAAACTCCATAAGGGTGTGCGCCTGGCTGTTGAAAACATACGCCACAACCATAATCACCCCTGGGCCATTCAAAGCGGCCTTGTTGCAATTTCGGGGCCGGGGCGTTAAACCGTCAACGTTGTCATTCTATTATAGGACGTTGGCGAACTTTGCGAAATTCTGCACCGCCGAGGGTTACTGTGGCCCGGTTGACATCCCCCACTTGCACGAACCTGTACCCGCCATTGCTCACCTTACAACCGCTCAAATATCCACAATCCTTGCATCCCTCGACCTCGATAAATTTACGGGCCTTAGAAACAACGCCATCGTGCGGCTGCTATTCGATTCGGGCATACGCCGGGGCGAATTGTTGGGCATCGATGCCGATGACGTATTTTGGGCGCGCAACATGATAAAGATTATGGGCAAGGGCGGGCGCGAAGAGTTTGCCCACATGTGCGTCAACACAAAACGGCATCTGTGGAATTATGAGAAACGGGCGCGGCCCAGGCGAAACGGGCCGGGGTTCTTTGTAACCAATCGAGGGGAACGGTTGACAAAAAACGGGTTGCGTATGGTATTCCAAAAACTTCCCCAATTCGAGGGCATACGCTTAAGCCCCCACACGCTGCGCCATTCTTTCGCTGTCAATGCCCTGATGGCGGGCATGGACGTTATAAGTCTATCCCAAGTGTTGCGCCACAAGTCTTTAGACATGACCCGGCGGTATGCACAATTGGGATCGGGCGAACGCCAGGCACAACACGCGAAATTCACCCCAGGGCGTAAAGTGTGAAATCAGCATTTAATGTTCATATTTCGCTTGACACCGTATAACAATAAGCATATATTCGTATCACAAGCAACAAATAAACCCCGTCGGCTGTTATCAGCAACCAACGGGGCAAACGCCAACCCAAACGAGAGTAAGGAAATTGACATGGACAATTTAACTCAGGACGCACCGCAAGTCAAGACGCCAGTCACCTCTGCGGTCTTTGACCTATCGCCCGCCGCCGAATTGGGCCGGGGTCGCGCAATCGCCCGACTGCAACGATTAGTGAAGCGTGACGCCAAGCGCGGGGATTACGGGCTTGCGAACAAATGGCTTGACGCAATCCAAACGTTGGAAACGATCAACCACGTATAACCACCCAGGCGGGGGCTTTAGCACGGCCCCCGCTTTAACCATGAGGCATCGCACAATGTCACAGATGACCCGCTTGGTTGCCGTTCGGTTGACCGACGAGCAACATACCAACTTGGAACGCGCCGCGCAATTTGTCGGCCTGGGCGTTTCCACCTACATGCGACAACTGGCAATTGTTCACGGATTGCCCACCGCAACCAACCAACCCAAACGAGAGGCATCAACCCATGAATAATGCAATCCAACACATCGGCGGCGCAATTGAACGCCAAATCCCCCAACGCCCCGAAAATACACCAATGGCCCCATCAAAGGGTTGGGACGGTGAACAATTAGAAGTCATCACCAACTTGATCGCCCCAGGCT